CGCTCCTGGCAGCATTGGAATATGTGGAAGCCGCAGCAGGTGCCCGGCAGATTGCGAGCGCGGCCTGATGTCCAAAATCACACCGCTCTACCAGCAACTGCTGCGGCGTGCCCGGATGGTTGCGGGCCTGGCGCAGCATGCACAACTCGGAGGCGGCGCGCGCATCTATGTGCGTGTGACCGCTGGCGAGATCACGGTCACGTTTGCGCGGCGCAATGCGAAGCTGGCAGACCGGGAACTGGCCATCTTCCGCCGCGATTGCGCCATTCCTCACACAGCGCTGCGCCTGCCAGCAGAGGGCCAGGAGACACGCGAGCGACGGGAAACGGTGGAAGATAAGCAGGGCCCCATCGAGCGCACCACCACGTGGTATGTGGTGGGGTATCGGTGGAGGAAACAGGGAGACTGATCGGCCCAAACCGGGACCATTCCGGTCCTGGCACGTTGACAATTGTGTGCTATAATAGCGATAAGGGTAGTCTCACGATGGGCGTAGACTACCCTTTATCTGTCCTCGTGAGCACCCCTCTTTATCACCCTGTCAACCCGTGGCCTGCCCGATGACGAACCGTGACCGACACTCTCATCCAACTGGTCGTGACGCTCCTGGGCGGCGGCGGCATTGTGGCGTATCTCAACCATCGTTTGCAGCACCGCATTGCCGTGCTCCAGCAACAACTGGAGGAACGGCGGCTCAATACCGAACGGTCGCAGCAGCAGCAAGAGTTTGGCCTCCAGTCGATGAAAGAGGTGCTGGAGGTTCGGGACCGGGAGTTGCAGCGCCTGCGCGCCGAGCTGGAGCACTGCCGTGCTGAGCATCAGGATACGCAGACATTGCAGCGCGATCACGACCTGCTGGCATGGCAACTCCGGACCGCACATGACGAAATTCGGGCCTGGAAAGAGCGCGAGATACGCTACCAGGCCATTGAGCAGGACAATATTCGCCTGGAACGGCAGAATGACCAGCGCCGATGGAAAGAGGATTTGATTTTGCAGCGAGTGGAGCGCGTGATGCACGACAATCGCCAACTGCGTCTGGAGACACGTCGTTTACGGCAGCAGGCAGGCATCCCGACAGAAGACACAGCTGAACTCCCTGCCCTGGCATTAATCGGCGATGTGCGCGCATTCCTGGGGCAGCCTGAGGACCCGGAAGCCCCGGATCGCGACCCGTTGGATTTTTTCGAGGAGCGACATGACCCCGATTGACCAGCTCATCCTGCCCGCGTTGACTCTGGCTGCTGCTCTTGCGTCCGTCGCGAAGCCAGCCACCGACGCGGTGAAAGCCGCCCGGCTCGTACCCGCCAACCGGCTGCCCCTCGTTGCTATCCTGGTTGGGGTGGCCTTGGGACTTCTGGCGGCCCTGGCACTCTATGGTGCCACCACGACAGCGGCGGTGGTCGGCACGTTCGCGGGCATCGTCGGGGGCGCGGGGGCTGTGGGGCTCACCGAGACCCATAAGGCCGTTCGCAAACGTCGGCCCTACCAGGAACCTGCTATATACGACGGGGAGCCGCATGACTGACCAGGACCGACAAAAGGTGTTTCAGATGGCAATCATGGCGGTGGACTGGCTCAGGCGCGCACAAGAGCGCCTGCAACACACCGCCGATGTGGCCTGCAAGCAGGCCGATGGTGACGTCCGCGAGGCTCGCTATCTGGCGGAGCAAATCCGGGAGTTGACCCGTGCAATCGATTGATCTACGTGCCGATATACCCCGCGCAAACTGGCGTATTGGTAGCGAGCCCCGCAAGACCAGTGTAACAATCCACTACAATGGCCCCCCGGTACCCGATAGCCGCCGCGCTGGTGAAGGTGTGATAGAGCAACTCAAGATCGACTGCGATTGGCAGATGCGGCCCGGCTGGGCGGGTGTGCCCTCCGGCGCAGACGGGCTGCAATATCACTATGTGGTGGATGCAGGGGGCACGGTCTATCAGGCCCGTGATCTGGACGCGGTCCTCTGGCACTGCGCACACGGAGAGGGCAATGCGCACAGCATTGCTATCCATCTCCCGCTCGGCGGCAACCAGGATGCAACCCCCGCGCAATGGGCCGCGTGCAAGGCGCTGTGTGATGACCTCATTGCCCGCTACCGGATGGAGGGCCGCAATGTGGTGCAGGGTCATTTTGAGTGGTCGAAATCTGCCTGCCCCGGTCCGCACCTCAAGCGGCGCCTGCGCCAGTATCGCGACGAGCCGCCCGTGCAACGGTTCAAGCCGCCGCGTGTCTATGAGGTCGTGCGGCGCACGACGGTGTATCAATCCCCTGATGGCATGCTGGGCATTGCGTTGATGCTGCCTGCCGGAACCCTGGTCGAGATTGGCGCGCTGTTGCCAGCCATCTACCGGGCCTGGATTGCGAACGGCACCGGGTTTGTGGACCTGGACGACCTGCGCAGGCATCCAGGTGTCACACTGCCTGCACCAGACCCGACTCCCATCACACCCGATAGCTCGCTCTTGCACTCGCCCCGTGCAGAGCAGCAGCAGGTCATCAATGCCATCTGCAGTGCACCGACCGGCGAGTACACCCGCCGGGATATTGAGGCATTCATTGTGCCTGCCTATTATCAGGTGTGTCAGAGCGTCGGCATTGACCCGCTGCTCGCCATTGCCCAGATGTGCCACGAGACGGACAACCTCACCTCGTGGTGGGCAGCCCGGCCTCGGCGCAACCCGGCGGGCATCGGGGTGACAGGAGCACCAGGCGCGGGGCTCTCGTTTCCGACCTGGGCACGGCACGCGATACCGGCGCACGTGGGGCGACTGGTCGCCTATGCCACTCCGCCAGACCAGCGTAGCGCTGCACAGCACGCCCTGGCCGATGTGGCAATGGACTACCGACCACTGCCTGACAGTCTGCACGGCAGCGCGCCGACGCTGGCCGGGCTGACGGGCACCTGGGCCACCGACCGCCAGTATGCGGAGAAGGTGGCGGCGTGGGCAGAAAAGTTGCGAGGGTAGGATGTGGGCCGAAAGTCGAATGTTTCAGAAGATATCAAAGCGGCGGTTATCGCCAACCTGGCAGCAGGAGAACAGCCTGCAATCGTTGCGGAGAGATACGGCATTGACGCGGGCAAAGTGCGGATGTGGAAAACGCGTTATGTTGCATCAAATGTTGCAGATGACACATCATCTGTTGCATCCGACGAAACGCAACACGTTGTCCGTAGACCATCTATTGAGGAGCGCCACGCCCGGCTTGCAGACCGCATATATGACCTGTTAGAGGCAAAATTAGAGGCGTCTCGTGCCATTTCCGAACACATCAAAAAAGGCGACTGGCTGGACAGGCAGTCTGGATCAGATGTCGCAGATCTTGGAACCTACCTTGACACCACAGCAAGCACAATGCTTGCTGGATTGGCTACCGCTGCCCAACGACGCGCCCTCGCAGACCAGCAGACTGACGACCCCACCGGCTGACTGGCAGGACTGGCTTGCCGCGCTGTTCCCGGACTATGTGCAGCACGGCTTTGCGACTCACCACCAGGAGTTTTGGGCGTGGGTCTGGGCTGTGCAGACAGGCCAGCGCCCACGCCCGTTCGTGGCAATCTGGCCGCGTGGCGGCGCAAAGAGCACCTCGGCTGAACTGGCCTGTGCTGCCCTCGGAGCACGCACACAGCGCCACTATGCGCTGTACATCTGTGCCACGCAAGACCAGGCTGACGATCACGTTCAGAACGTGGCCGCGCTGCTCGAAGCGGACACCCTGGCCCGCTACTACCCGACACTGGCCGACCGTGCCGTCGGTAAATTCGGCAACGCCAAAGGCTGGCGACGCAACCGGCTGCGTACGGCGCACGGTTTTACTGTGGACGCGCTGGGCCTGGATACGGCGGCGCGCGGCGTCAAACTGGAAGAGCAGCGCCCCGATCTGATTGTATTTGACGACCTGGACGGCGAGCACGATACGGCAGCCACTACCGAGAAAAAGATCAACACCATCACCAAAAAACTACTACCTGCTGGCAGCGCCGATGCTGCCATTCTCGCCATTCAAAACCTCGTACTGCCCGATGGGATATTCGCGCAACTAGCGGACGGGCGCGCCGACTGGCTCAGCGACCGTATTACGAGCGGCCCGCATCCCGCGTTGCGCGACCTGGCCTATGAGCAGCGCAACGGCAAGACAGTACTGGTAGCGGGCGCGCCAACGTGGGAGGGGCAAAGCCTGGCAGCGTGTCAGGAGATGGTCAACAGTATGGGCATCTCTGCATTCCTCTCGGAGTGCCAACACGATGTGCGCGCCCCGGCGGGCGGCATGTTCGATCATCTCTCGTTTCGCCATTGCGCCTATACTGACGTGCCTGACCTGGTGCGGGTGGCGGTGTGGTGTGACCCGGCGGTAACCTCGACCGACCAGAGCGACGCGAACGGCATCCAGGCCGATGGCATCAGCGAGGATGACACCCTGTACCGCCTCTGGAGTTGGGAACAGCGCAGCACGCCAGAAAACACCATCAAGACGGCACTACTCAAGGCAGTAGAACTGGGGGCCGACCACATCGGCATTGAAACCGACCAGGGTGGCGACACGTGGCGGTCGGTGGTGGTCGTGGCCTGGCAGTGGTTAGTAGATGACGATGAGTATCCCCACATCACGGACGACACCGAACGGCCTCGCTTCCGCAGTGCCACGGCGGGCGCAATTGGCCCCAAGGCGCACCGGGCTGCGCAGATGCTGGCCGCCTATGAGCGCGGCGAGATTGTGCACGTTCTGGGGACACACGCCACGCTTGAGGCGGCGTTGAACCGTTTCCCGAAAACAAAGCCGTACGATTTGGTAGACGCGGCGTTCTGGTCGTGGCGACAACTGAGCAAGAGAAAGGCCGGGCTGCTATGAAGTTTGTTCCGCACTGGCTGCAACGCAAGGCGGCGCGCATTATTGTCAAGGCAGCGGGTATGCCCGTTGTCAGCCCCTGGGTGCGCTATAGTTTTTTGGAACCGACCTTCACGCGCCTGACCCGCGACGGCTACCAGAAAAATAGCGCGCTGTTCGCCTGTGTATCTGCGCTCACGTTTGCATTCCCCGAGCCTCCGCTGCTCATTACGCAGGATGGCGAGCCACTTCTGCAAAACCCGTTGCGGCGACTGCTCACCAATCCCAACCCGCTGATGGGCGAGGCAGAGTTGATGATGTACACGATGGAATACATGGCACTGGGCGGCAATGCCTACTGGTACAAGGTGCGCAGCGGCGCGGGGCGCGTCGTAGAGTTGTGGCCTTATCACGTGGGGCATATTCTCCCCGTCCCTGGTGGGGACAACTGGATCGCGCGTTACGAGTTTGATTCCGGAGACGGGATCAAGCGCCCCATCCCGACCGAAGATATCATCCATTTCAAATGGCCCGCGATTGACCCAAAACAGCCCTGGATGGCCCAGCCGCCCATCCTGGCAGCGGCACGCGAAACTGACACCGATAGCGAGGCGACGCACTACCTGTATGCGCTGCTCAAGAACGACGCTGTTCCGCGCACGGCCATCGAGTACCCGCCCGAAGCCGACATCACCAGGCAGGAAGAACTGAGGATCAAAGAGCAATGGCGCGAGCGCTACGGCGGCGACAATCGCGGCGATGTGGCTATCCTGACCGGCGGCGGAAAAATCAATCGACTGAGTCTCAACCTGCAGGAACTGGCGTTCGAGGCGCTTTCCACTATCCCAGAAACCCGCATCGCTGCGGCTTTGCGTGTGCCGCCTATTGTGGCGGGATTGAACGCAGGCTTGCAGCGTAGTACGTTTGCCAATTATGGCGAGGCGCGCAAGGCGTTTACCCAGGATACCCTGGTGCCCCTGTGGCGCCTGGTAGAGAGCGAATTACAGGCCGATCTGGTGCCGGAGTTTGACCAGCGCCTGACTATTGCCTACGATACGGGTCAGGTAGAAGCGCTTCAGGAGAATGAGGCCGAACGGCGCGCGTTCCTGCTCGGTGAGTTCCAGTCGGGGGCGCTCACGCTGAACGAGTATCGGCGGCTACGCGGCTACGCGGATACTGATCAGGGCGATGTGTTCTATCTACCGAACACGATTACCATTACTAGCGCCACGCCGGAAGAGGCGACGCCGAATGAAGCGCTTCCGGAGATCTTCGCATACCACATTGACAATGGCATTGTCACACGCAACGAAGTTCGGGAGCGTCTGGGCCTCCCGCCTGAGGATGCCTCGCAGGATGAGCAACTGCGCCGCCTGCAGTCTGCATTGGTTATTGTGCAATCTGCTGTGATGGTTGGCATCCCGCTCAGCACCGCATTGCGTCTGGTCGGAATGGATGGCAACCTGTCAGGCGTCGACCCCGACCCCGATCCAGAGCAGCGCACCCTCCCTACCGCCCCCGAGCGTAAGACCCTGCCGCTTGCTATCAAACAAACGAGCGTTGTGCGCCGGGAGCGCCTTCAACGTCGGATAGAGCGCCGCGCCACAGCGTACCTGAGCGATCAATACAGCACAGCAGCAGCATGGATACGTGGCAATGCGCCCGAGCAGGAGCAGCGCAGCGCACCCG